CTCCCGGATCTGTATCATGACCCACTCATCCACGTCAGGCGCGTCATACGACACACCGGACGCGTCGCAGATCTCTCGCCATATCTCCAGGGCATCCCCTGTGGGGATCGGCGTGACCGTGACGCGGCCTTCGTCATCGTCGTCGTCCATGCCCTCGAGGAGGGCGATGTAGTCATCTGCCAACGCCATGCCAGTGGCACGATTTGCGACGGTCCCGGTCATCGTCTCAGTCCATGACCTTTCAGGGATCAAGTCCCCGCGGAACTGGTACAGGATGTCCAGCGCCTCTTCATACGTACTGTTCATGGTGGTGTTCTCCTCGTTTTCGTCGGCGCCGAACGCCTCGACCAGCATCTGCAGTCGCTGGTCGTAGCTCAGCGTGTGGAACTCTTCATCGGTCATCAACGCCGATGTGTTGAAATACTCATTCCAGAGCCCCAGGCTTCCGGCGATTTGTGCATTCGTGTACTTGGCCATGTCTTTCTCCTCCTTGTGTTTTTTCTTGTGTTTTGAGCCACGCCTATCGTGGCCTTTGGTGGCTCCTAGATAACCATGTCGCGTGGGCACGTCAAGATTTTTTTCGCTTTCCATGAAAAAAATATTTGCGAATGATTTCGCGTGCTTAGGCGTTGCAGGGGCGTTGACGAGATGGGGCTGGCCTGGCCTGGGAGAGTCTGGCTTGGGCTGGTGCGTCTGCGCTCGTCTGGTCTGGTCTGGGTGTGTCAGGGCTGGTCTGGGCGCGTCTGGGGGCGTCTGCAGGCGTCTTGGATGGCCTCGTCTGTGTCGGCCCGAGCCTGCCGACGGCCTTTCTGTAGTAAAATCAATGGCTTGGGCTTTTCGGCGCCTCGGACTGCCTTTGGCCCGCGGGCTCGCTCGTCAAATAAAATCAACACCTTGGGCCTTTCGGCCTGCATCGGGCGGAATAGGCAATGGCGATTTCTTCAATGAAAACGGGCGTTTATGCTTTGCGGCATCGTGACGGGTGACCGCTTTTTCCAATAAAAACAAGCCTTTAGGCTCTATAGCGCCACGGCGGTGGGCTTTTCTCAAATAAAATCAATCGGTTAGTGGCATAGGGGGGGTAAATGTCTGAAATCATTGGCACCTTGACCACCCGGCCTCCTTTCATTTTCAACCTGTCACCAAAAAAGCCTTGGAGATAAGCCATTTACGCTTGACGCGCTGGGTGCTTTTTGCTATTTCCTCCTCAAAAACCCAAAAAAAGAGGCCGAAATGAGGCAGAAATCCTCCGCAGAACGAGGGTACGGACACCGGTGGAGGCAGGCTCGCAGGGCGTTCTTGACAGCGAACCCCCTCTGTGTTATGTGTGCGAAGGAAGGCCGGACGACGCCGGCCACTGTGGTCGACCATATCATCCCCCACCGGGGCGATCCGGTGCTCTTTTGGGACCGCGATAACTGGCAGGCGCTGTGCGCTCGTCATCACAGCGGTACAAAACAGCGCCTGGAGAAGTCCGGGGTGCCTGAAGCACAATTTGACGTCAACGGAAGAGTTATCTGGTGACCTGTGCCTCGAAAATCTGCTGCCGCACTATCTGTCGTCCGTCATAAGGTGGCGGCAGGGCCTGAGCGGCTCGCGCCGCCTGCACACCTCCCCGCCGCCGAGCGGGCCATTTGGCTTGAGGTGGTCAATGACCAGCCCGCTGGGGCCTTCACGCAAGTCCACGGTCCGCTCCTGGAGATGTACTGCCGGCACGTCGTGCATGCCCGCCTCCTTGCGGAAGAGCTGCGCGCGTTCGACCCGGCATGGCTCGCAGACGAGGGCGGATTCAAGCGATATGACCGGCTGCTCGTCATGCACGAGCGAGAATGCCGGGCGGCTTCATCGCTGGCCACCCGGCTGCGAATCACCCGCCAATCTATCGACGACAAGACCCTGGCCCGCGCCATGGGGCGGGAGCCTACGGCAAAGAAGCCGTGGGAGGCTGATGCGGAGTGCCAATGAAGCTATCTCCCCGGGCGAAGCGCAACCTGCGATGGATAGAGAAGCATCTGCGCGTGCCAGAGGGGCGGCTGGTGGGGAAGCCTGTTGAGGTCTCCCCGGCCCAGGCCGAGTGGCTTGAGCTCATCTATGGGACTCCCACGCGCACGTTCATCTGTTCCATCCCCCGCAAGAATGGGAAGACCAGCTTCAGCGCCATGCTGTTGCTGCTCCACTTGGTGGGACCGGAGGCGGTCCCCAATGGGCAGCTCTTTTCCGCCGCCCAGAGCCGGGACCAAGCGGCCATCCTGTTCAACCTGGCCGCCAAGATGGTCAGGATGTCCGCAGAGCTGTCGCAGTACGTCCACGTGAAGGACAGTGCGAAGTCTCTCGTTTGCCCCGCACTTGGGACCACCTACAAGGCGCTGTCGGCAGATGCGTCTACAGCGCTTGGCCTCTCCCCGTCCCTGGTCGTCCACGACGAGCTTGGGCAAGTCCGTGGGCCACGGTTCGACCTATACGAGGCGTTGGAGACGGCGGCCGCAGCACAGGCCAACCCCTTGTCCATCATCATCAGCACGCAGGCGTCAGAGGACGGCGACCTGCTGAGTCTGCTCATCGATGACGCCCTCACCGGCGCAGACCCCAGGGTGAAGTGCGTCCTGTACTCAGTCCCAAGAGATGCCGATGTCTTTGACATTGGCGAAGTCGCGAAAGCGCAGCCCAATTGGCACCTGATGAACCGCGACGAGGTTCGCCGCCAGCTCGAAGAGGCACGGCGTTTGCCGAGCCGGGAGGCGGCCTATCGAAACTTCGTGTGCAATCAGCGAGTTGAGACCAAGGAGGCGTTTGTCTCCAAGCTGGTGTGGGATGAAAACGCCGCCGAGCCGGAACCGTTGGACCAAAAGGTGGTTTACGGCGGACTGGACCTATCCAGTGTCTCCGACCTCACGGCATTGGTTCTGGTGAGCGAAGACGGCGATGTCCATTCGACGTTCTGGCTCCCCCGGGAAGGCCTGGAGGAAAAGGCCCGCAATGACCGGGTGCCGTATGACCTGTGGCACAAGCAAGGATATCTCCAGACGACCCCGGGAAGGGCCATAGAGTACGAGTATATCGCCGGATATCTCCGCGATATTTTTGACCGTTATCATATTGACGCGCTGGCCTTTGACCGATACAACATGAAGCACTTACGGCCGTGGCTGGAACGCGCCGGGTTTGGCGAAGAGGAGCTGGAGAGGTTCGTCGACTTTGGGCAGGGGTTTGTGTCGATGTCCCCGGCGATACGTGAGCTGGAGTCGCTTCTACTGGCGCGGAAGCTGCGGCATGGCGGCCACCCGATACTGGAGATGTGCGCCCGGAATGCGACGATTGTGCAAAACCCGGCAGGGAGTAGGAAGTTTGTGAAATCAAGGGCTTCTGGTCGTATAGATGGAATGGTTGCCCTGGCTATGGCCATTGGCGTGATGGCCGACAAGAAGGCAGCCGCGTCCCTCGATGACTTCTTGTCGGATCCGTTGGTGCTCTAGTGGGCGAATTCCTTTCTTCTCTTCTCGGCTGGTTCGGCCTCTCCCGCGGCGGGGTTCTGTCGGACTATCACGGCCAACAGGTCACCCGGCCGAGCAGCGTGCTGGTGGCCGATGTCCAAGACATCAAGGCGGACGGGGCGCTCCAACTGGCGGCGGTATGGTCGTGCGTTGAGCGCCGCGCCAATACAGTGGCATCTCTGCCACTCTTCGTCTACCGGCGCCTCAGCGGCGGGCAGAAGGAGCTAGCGCGGGACACGCGGCTCTACAGCCTGCTACACGATTCTCCCAACGCCCGGATGACCCCATACGATTTTTGGCGCGTCATGATGCTCAATCATGACCTGCGCGGGAACGCGTACGCGCGCATCGACCGCGACGAGAACGGCGAGGCCGTGGCCTTGTGGCCGATGGCGGCTGACCAGGTCGAGGTCAACGTGCTCCCGGATGGGTCTGCGGTGTACCTGTACCGCGTTGAGGATGTCACCGCCGTCTTGGCCGAGGAAAACGTTCTCCACCTGCGGAATCTCGGCAATGGGACGGTAGGCTTTGCCAAGCTGGACTTCATGCGATTGACGACCGACGAGATCCAGAAGGCCCAGCAGACCGCGAGCAAGCTCTTTGGGGCCGGCGGCAAGCCCACAGGCGTATTGCTGGTCGATTCGGTCCTCAAGAAGGAGCAGCGGGACGCCATACGGGCATCTTTTGGCGAGCTGTCAAGCGGGTCGTCTATCGGGCGGCTGTTCGTTCTTGAAGCAAACATGAAATATCAGCAGCTTGGGCTTAGCCCAGAGGACCAACAGCTTCTCCAAACGCGGCAGTTCGGAATAGAAGAGATTTGCCGCTGGTTCGATGTCCCGCCTGTACTGGCGCACCACTCAAACGTTACCACGTGGGGGAGCGGCATCGAGACCATCATTGACGGGTGGTATAAGCTCTCAATCCGCCCCATCCTAGTGTCCATCGAGCAGGCCGTGACCAAGCGGGTGCTGACTCCTCGGCAGCGGGCCAGGATGGTGGTAGAATTCAATTTTGACGCGCTCTTGCGCGGGAACGCCAAGGACCGCTCCGAGCTGTACGCACAATTGGTACAGAACGGCATCGCCACGCGCAATGAGTGCCGACAGCTTGAAAATCTCCCCCCAATGCCCGGAGCGGACGAGCTGACCGCGCAA